AAACGACCCTTGGTTTTACCCTTGGATTCAATACCGTGACCACGAATTTTACCGCCTTTTTTCAAGCCAAGAACACCACGAACTTTTTCAACACCAGTTTTAATTGACTGGGTAATATCAGCATCGTTAGTCTTTAACTTTTTTTGGGCTTCTTGCTGATCTTTTTCATAGTTAGCATAACCCTTTTGAGTCTTTTGGGTTTCTGTATCATTAATGATACGGCCTTCTTCGTCTTGTTGTAGTGGCTTAGCCATGATTAGCAATACTTTCCACGGGTTTTACCTTTAGACTCAATACCGCCGCCACGAGCCATTTTCTTAACTTTGCCGCCTTTTTTCATAGCGCCATTCATGTCTTTAACTGTAGGACCAAAATCAGGCATAGCCTTACCTTTTGGAGAACCAGTTTTAGCGATGCCTTGTGGACGTGGGCTAGTTTTAACCTTTTCCATTTTAGCTGGTTCCATACGAGCTTCTTTAATACTTGCCATACCGCCTCCTTTTAATCCTGCATATTTTTTAACACTTAAATTGGGAACCCCACCATCGGTATGGTGAGTTTTTGGTTTATTAATACGTTCAGGTAAACCGCCTGACTTAAACTTTTTGCCCTTATCCGCCGCTGCAAAATCTTCACCAACAGACCGAGGAATACCAACCTTTTTAGCAAAAGCTGGATTTTTGGCAATAGCCATCATAAAGTTGTGTTGCTTTTTAGATGTACTAGGCATTATTTAAACCACCTATCTAAAACCCAAACAATAATACCACCAGCTAAACCTGCACATACTGTTAATACTGTATGTAAAGTTTTTTTACTTGCGTTTTGTTCTGCCAACATTCTTTGGATATCTGCTAAGCATTTTTTAACTTCTTCCATGTCTTTAACAAGTTTATCCATGTCGTCTTGCAGATGCCTAATGTCGTTTGCGTGGGTAGCTAACTCTCTAGCAGTTACAATTTCGGGATCGTTAATTTGAAGTTCCATCATATTAACATTTCCATCTTTTTAAACTTGCCGCTTTGCGAGTTGGTTTGCCGTTCTCATCTTTCATCGGTCCGGGCATTCCTGACATTCTAGCGCAAAAAGATTTTTTTCTTGGACCGCCTTCAGGTTGTGGAGCTTTTAAATGCGAACCAGTAGCTGCATTATATTTAGCACGACCTTTGGCGGTAAGCCCAGCGCCTTTAGATACAGGCAACTTTTCACCACGACCAATCGCAAGCGAAACACCTTTTTTCTTAGCCATACTGAATAGTTTGGTAGTTAATATTGGTTGTATTAGCCCAAACACCGTTTTTAACTAGAACACCTTCACCAGAAAAAATAACTTGGAAAGGTTGTACTGCAGTTCCAGTGTTATATCCAGTTAACCAGTTACCGTTAGTGGTATAAACACAGTTGGCAGAAGCAATAGTGCCTGAACCAACATCGGTAATAGTAAAAGCATTGGCATTAGCAACAGCAATTTGGTAGTTACCAGCAACGGCAGCTTGACCGCTAACTGCAGAATAAGTAATACCTACTGTGTTTCCAGTAGATAAACCGTGGGCTGTTGAAGTCACTGTTACTGTGCTATTAGCTCTGGTGTAAGTTGCTGCCACGGGCGCTGTTGTTGTATCAAATATATCAATACTTCCAGCAGTACCGTTACCTAAATAAATTAAATTTTTAAGGCGAACACGTCCGCTTACCATTTGCCCATTACCACTACTATGGGCGACCTTTACATCATATTGCATAGTCATAATTAATCTCCTAAATTTTAAAAAGGGGACCGAAGCCCCCCGGGATTAATTAGCCTAAGTTACCGTATGGGTAAGTTGTCAAAGTACCAATCTGATTGTCAGGTTGTGTGTAGCTCACTGTGAAGTAGAACTGACCAGCCGTAACAGCAGTAATGGTATTACCAGAAACGTTAGCAGTGATAACTACTTGAGAAACTGTAGCTGGTTGCTGTGACTTAGTAACGTCAGCAGTTGTTGACTGGCAAGCATTTAACTGAGCTGCGGTAAAAGAAACAGTCTGACGACCAACTGCAGTAATGTTAGCAGTAGAAGCATAAGCGTTGTTGTTAAAAGTATTACCAATTACAACAGTCAAAGCATTTAAGTTACCAGTTACAGTAGGTAAAGTAGCTACGTCAATTTCAACAGCGATAATACGTGAACCTGTTGGGACATAAGCTACCCAACCACGCAATACTTGAGCTGCGCTGTCGGCAGTAATAGTAGCTGCAACAGGAGGATAAGTAGTAGAAGATGGTGTATAAACTACGCCATTTCCGTTAGGGATATCGTTAGAAACAACGAATTGACCAGAGCTACCGCCATAGTTGGCTGTATTTACTGTGGTATTGAGCAGGTTCATACCTGCAGATTGGGTTAAACGAACTGTTCCGACATCACGCAAAGCGCCAAAACGGTTATCACCAGATAGGACTGGACCTTCAAAGGTAGCACGACTCATATTGTATCCTTATGCAAAAGTACTCTTACCAATCGTTGCATCGTCTGCTGGGGCAGTCCGGTAAGAGAAATCACCCAGATAAACGTAGTGTACATCATTTTTATCTGGGTGCAATACTTTATTTATTTCTTATTAAAAAACTGTTTGATGCTAGATAAAACTGAACTAATCCAGAACTCGTTAATCTGTTTGTAGTGCTCAGCTAACTGTTCTACTTTTTTATATTGGTCTTCAAAACTAAACATATGATTCTCCTAAAATTGTGTAATATATTACACATTGTTGCAATGCAGCAATTATATACCAAAAAAAACCCCGCCTCGTGAGCGGGGTCTTCTATAGGCTAGTTCTAGATTAGAACGAACCGGATGAACCCCAGACACCGAGGGGATCAGACCAACCGAAGCTATAACGCTCACGGGATTTGTAACGTACGTTACCTGTGTCGAAGTCGCCGTCCATGCTGTTTTGCAGCGGAGTACGAACGAAGTGCTTCAAACCATTAGGTACATCGGTTAACAAGAACCATGCATTTACGTCGGTCAAGAAGTGGTTAACTGTGTAACCTTCTGGAACTGTTCCGTTATTAACGATTGCGCTGATATCGTTGTTGTTAGTACCAGTACGTAACTTGGTTTCTAACAGACGAGTAGCAACGAACATTAATGAAGGAGGAACAACCAACTTCTTAGGTTTAGCAGCGATCAAAAGGCTACGCTCATCGGTCCAAGCAGCGATTTGAATTACAGCGGCTTCTAAAGAAGTCTCATTCAAGTCAACTTGAGTTGATGGAGTGTTGCTGTTTGTACCGCCAGATACCAATGGGTGAGCAGTTGAGAACAATGCTTGACCGTCGCCACCGGGGTAGCTTGTGGAGAAACCGTTGTTCAATACAGATGCTGCTTTAACTTGCTTGGTATAAGCCATACCACGAGCTAATGCTTTAGTGTAACGAGCAGACAAGCTGTCGTACAAGTTATCTTCAATCGCCTCTTCAGTGATTGAGAAACCAAAAGCAATAGTTTCGTGTGAGTAACGAGTTGTCCATGCTTCTTGCGCATTATCGTAAGCGATAGCGGCGCCTTCAGACTTAACTGGAGCAGCAGAGAAACCAGAGAGTTTTGTCTCTTCTTCAAAGCTACGCTCAGAAGATTCGATCTCGTAAAGTTCTTTGTGCTCTTCGCCGTAGCGAGCGTACTCTAAACCAAATAGGGCATTAAGCCCGGGTAATAGCTCTTTTAGGAGCTGCGAACGTGAAATAGCCATGTTATAGCTCCTTTATTATGATGGAATAGCGTTGTAATAGGAATGAACGCCGAAGTTAAACTTAACGATACAATCTGTAAAAGCATCACCCGGATTCGACGGAAAGTTACCACCAAAGGTAGAGCTGTCATTAACCAAGTCAACAATACGAACTGCGTATGTAGAGTTAGCTGCTGCGTTGCTGATTGAAGTCTGCAACAAGTTAATGATTGAGTTACCTGTAGATGTGTTACCAGTCGTGCTAGAAGTACCAGCGCCGTAGTTGCCCAATTGTGCATTAAAGCCAATAGAAGCAGAGTTTACAGAGCCGCTAGCTTGAACTTGGAACAAGCAATCTGGATCATCCATTACACGTACGAATACGTTTGTAAAGCCAGAACCGATTACGTTTGCAGGCAAATACTGTGCATACAAAGGATAACCAAGTTGTTGGCTAGCTAATTGATAACGAACTCCAACGCAAACACCGAGAACACCAGTGGTAGCATTTGTTGGAGAAGAGTTCTGGACTTGGATTACTCCGCCAGAAATACGAACCACGTCACCGTTATAGATAGGCAAGTTAGTAGCAGCAGTGAGAGGAATCTCACGGATTACGCCGCCGTTAAAAGCTTGACCACCGATAAGGTTAATTGGCTTTAGTCCATAAGGACTAGCTGTTGTTGCCATTTAAACCTCCAAATATTAAAAAATTTAACTGCCTTTACCGAAAGTAACCTTAGTAGCCCGTTCTTTAAACAGCGGCATATTAGGATTATTCTCGCGCATAAATGTGTTGTCTACAGATTCCATTTGCTGGTTAGCAAGTTTGTCGTAGTGGGCTTTGCGTTGCTCCATCATTTCTTGTGGGGCGCGGCATAACACTAAGCCACCAATTTCAATTGACCCTTTAAATTGTCCATCTATGGACGCATGGGCCATCAGTTCAGGATAGTCTTCTGCCTTTACAGGTTCAAACCCCTCCCTACGTGCTTTAGAGACATTCATTGGGTCCACTGTCCCCATAGTAGAAGTACGAACGTAACGGTGAATCCAACCCGGTCTTGGGTCAGGGCTTGGGAGTAATTCAGGTGGCGCCCAAGTTGTTACTTGGCGAGCCTCGGCATCCCTTGTTTCTAATTCACGAGTTAATTTAGTTGCACTCATTATCTATCTCCATTAATTTGTTCAGCTACCTTTTTGGCGTAAAGTTCAAGTGGTACTCCTAAACGTTTAGCAAGTTGTACTTGCGTTGGCGTAAGTTGCACTTTCTTGGGCGCTACAGAACGAGTAGCAGGTGCTACTACATTTGCTGCAGGTTTTGCTCGCTTCGGAGTTTCCTCTTTCGGCGGTGTTTCTACTTCTGGTTCTTCGAAATCTTCTTCGCTCCTGAAATAATCAGGGTATCTTTTGCGAATTGTATCACTGATTTTTTCGTAGTACTCATCAGTGCCAATATATTTCTCGCCTTTTTCACGGGCAAGACGGTTATGAATGGTCACTGCTAGACCAGTCATCTCATCTTCTGCAGGATTAGCACCACCATACCACGTGTTTTTGTTTAACCATTTCTGCAATTTAGGGTCTGTATTTGGTTCTTCCTGAGCTTCAGGAATAATAATAGTACTTTCTTTTGGCTCTATTGGGCGCATGTTTTGCGCTTTATCCAACTTCAATGTAGCTTCCGCTATACGTTGTTGGGCATCTACTAATGCTTCGCCATCACCCGCATCATATGCATCTTTGTAGGCTTTTTTAGCAGCGCTAAGTTCAATTTCAGCGCCAGTTTTACCCTGTTCAATGAAGATTTTGCTTCCTTCATGGAGCTGAGCTTGGAGCTTTTTGTTCTCCTCAATCAGCGCTTGGGCCGCACGAATGGCTTCTTCACGCATACGCAAGGCTTCTTCTTTTGCCCGACGCTCATCGTGATAACCTTTGCCTAACTTTTTAATGCGCTTTTGTACCTTCTTATCGTAGGTTTCTAGCTCATCGTCCGTAACTTCTTCTGGCTCTTCAGCCATTTTTTTACGGTTTCTGTCCGGTTCAGGGGTATCGTCAACAATCTCGATATCCACTTCTGGTTTAGCTTCTACCTTTTCTTCTACGGGTTTACCCTTAGTTTCAACTTCATCGGGAAACACAAACTCGCTGACTTCGTCATTTACCGGTACAGGTTTACCGTTTTCAAATGTAACGGTTCCAAATTCTTCTGTTGCCATTTAAGTCTCCTTATGCTCGTGTAATTCCGCGGGGATCTTCGACTGTAGCTTCTACGCTATCGTCATTAATGATTCTAAATTCACGTCCATGAATCTTTAATCGTGAACCAGAGTTAGGGCGAATTAATACAAAATCTCCTACTTTGCAAAGAGGACCGCTTGGAAAACGCTCTTTATCTGCATATGCATCCGGACCAATATCCATTACGAATAGGACAGGAGTTAGGATTTCTTCGTATTTCATTACCGTGTCGGCTTTGAGTAATCCACTTTCATACTCATCATCTACTTCTGGAACCATACATAAAATATGATATCCAGATGGTTTAGGTAGTTGTGCTGCTTTCTTCTCTACCTTCTCTGGTAACTTAGTTACGTTACCCATTGCATCACTGATTAACAGTTCACTCATCATCATCCTCTGATTTTTGCTCGCGGTCTTTAACTAAATCTATAGCAAGGGCAAGACCACGGATAACCCCTGTTACATGTTTGTATTCATCAAACGTTTTGCAATTGCCTGCGGCAATGAATTCTGACTTACTATTTATTTCTTTTTGTAGCTCGAGCCTTATAAATTCGTACTCGGTCATTTAGTCTCCTTTATGATTTCTTCTTCGGGCTGCATTTTCTGCATATCTTTACTACGCTGGAACCCGTGTTCATCATGGATTGTTTTGGATGCAAAGTCAGCTACCTTTTTAATGATCTCTGTCTTGCGGCTTTCGTTTACTTTCGCCATATCTGCTTTAACTCTAGTATTGGCAATTGCTTGGTTGGTCTTAGTTTGCATCATTGCTGTTTGCTGCTGGGCTGCAATACGTGCTGCTTCGATATCCAACTGTTTCATCTTTAACTGCGCATCAGTCTGATCTTTCTGTGTCTTGCGTTGTTGTTCTGCAGCTTTAAGCTGCAACTCTTGCATTTGCATTTGAATGATTGGATCTTGAGCCTGTTGAGCTGCTTGCTGTTGCGCCGCTTGTTGTTGGTTCATCGCCAATAACTTCTGAGCAGCCTGTGCCAACATCGGTGACATCTGAGCTTCAACTTCTGGAGACATGTTAACGTCTTCTTCCTCACCCATTTCATCCACTTGTTGTGGTGGTAAGTTTGTACCCAGTTGTTTTTCAATTTCTTTACGGTACTGGAATCCAATATGCTCGTTAATATGCGCCATCATTTCAGCTTGCATCTGTGGAGCTTGTGGATTAGTTTGTAGCAACGCCATGATCTTAGGATCTTGCATAGCCGCCATATGAACCGTAATGTGTGATTCATGGTCTTGATAGCTAAACGCCTTAACAGGCTTAAGCATCAATATGTTTTGATTCTCAGTAATTGGATCAGTTGGTTTCTGATCGTCTGCCATTGGAACTAGTTTTTGTGCGTTCTTTAGTCCCAACACTTCAATCATTTGACGGTGGAGGAGCGGGAGGTTGTAGAGTTGTGGTGCCGATTGAGCCAGTTGGAGCACAGCTTGATACTGTACGATTTTCTGCGCCATCGTTGACGCATTAGGATCAGACACAGGTATGACCTCAACATCATCGTAATCCGACTTCTTCGCCGCACGGCTACCTTCTTCTGGTTCATAGTCGTACTCCTCTGGTGTGTAGTCCGCAATAATTACTTTAAGTAAACGGAATTCGTTTTTCATTGAGTAATGCAAGCGAGCTTGAATCGCCGACATTACCTTGAGAGTACGCTCTAAGATAGCAAGAGTTGTGCCAACTGGTGCATTACCACCCATATCGGATACTTGCAAATCTCCTGCAGAAACAAAACTCTTTCCTTCTTGTACGATCTGGTTAAACAGTGCAAATAAAGTTTGGCTAGGCTCCTTGTATGGAAGGAGCATAACGTTGTCTTTAATCGTGCCAGATGGTACATCTACATCTCGGAACTCTCCGGGGGAGATTGGTGTGTCGTCTCCCTTAACCCGTAAGCCTCGTGACTTGAGACCGCCCGGTAAATTGCTGAGTGTCCCCGCGTCAACAAGCTGTCTAACAATAGAGGTAGCACTACGAGCATAGCCGCCAATAAGGTGAATGAGTCCATATCCATAAAATCCAAATCCCGGTACGTATTGATAATGAACGAAGTGAATTCGTTTCAATTTCAATGTATCACCTTCATACCAGTTACGACGGATGGCTAGCACCGTTCCGGTGCCTTTATCTATGGTTATGACGTAAGGTAGTGCAACACCAGTCTCTTCATCGTGCTTATCTTTATCCTCAAAGCCGGGCAAGTTGTAATCGACGTGCATCTCAAGAATGCGATAACGATTATCTGTAGTAGCGCTAAAGCCCTGTTCTTCTGCTTTGCGTTTCTCAATGTCGTCCATTACGTTCAGTGGTTCGCCCAAATCAACATCACGGTAGAACCCAGCTACTTGTAACTTCTTAATATCGTTCTTAGTCTTACGCATCACGTGAGTCATGCGCTCCGCAGTATCCAGATTGCTTGCACCATAAGGTACAACAAAGTCTTCCGCAGGTATAAACATTGCTACTTGGCGATCTAATGATGGATCAAAGTAGAC